TGATTGTGTTAATTGATGTTGCTTGTGATGCTGCATTGGCATTACTGAAAGTCTGGAAGGCACCAAGATTTGCCTGTATAGCAACTACATTGGCATTTGCAAAAGTTTGATATAAACCAATGTTTGCATTGATCAAATTGATACTTGTGGCCTGTGTGGCTGCATTTGCTGTGAGACTATCTAATGATTGTGCTTGCGTAGCAGCATTTGCAATTAAAGTAGTTAACGAAGTAGCTTGTACTGCGGCATTGGCATTTGCAAAAGTTTGATAAGCACCTATATTGGCATTTATACTGTCAATTGCAGCACCTTGTGTGCCTGCGTTGGCCTGCAAGGCAGTTATGTTTGTTGACGCCGTTCCTAAATTTGCATCTATATTGATAATAGATGCTCCTTGTGCGGCAGCATTGGTGGTCAAACTGTCTAAAAACTGTGCCTGGACAGCGGCGTTACTCAATAAAGTTGTGATTGAGGTAGCCTGCGCTGCTGCATTGGCATTTGCAAAAGTTTGAAAAGCACCTATGTTTGCATTGATGCTGTCAATTGCGGTGCTTTGAGCAGCAGCGTTACTAACCAAAACTGTTAAACTAGATTCTTGACTGACTGCATTTGCAAGTAGAACGGTTAAGTTAGCAGCTTGCACTGCGGCGTTGCTTGTTAACTGTTGTAATTCTAAAGTTTGTGTTACGGCATTTCCCGACAATACATCTAACACACCTTGTTGTACGGCGGCGTTGCTCTGTAAACTAGCGATGGCCGTATTGGCCGCAGTTACATTGGCATTAACAGAAGTAATTAGACCAGCCTGTGTAGCAGCATTGGCAGTCAGTGCAGTAATTGCACCATTGGCAGCAGTTACATTTGCATTTACAAGATTTATACTTGTGGCTTGCACTCCAGCATTAGAAAATAAATTATTGATTTCGTTTGTTTGTGCAGCAGCATTGGCATTGGCATAAGTCTGATATGCACCCAAATTGGCTTGTATGGATACTACATTTGCATTTGCATAAGTTTGATAGGCACCTAAATTGGCCTGTATGACCAAAACATTGGCGTTGGCAAAAGTTTGATATGCACCAATATTAGCATTCAAATTATTAATACTGGTTGCCTGCGTGCCTGCGTTGGCATTGCTGTACACCTGGAATGCACCAACATTTGCACTAATTGTGTTGATGTTGGCAATCAATTGATCCAGTGTGGCAAATCCGGTATTGGCTGCAAAATTGTTTATTTGAATTTGTTGCGCTGCTGCGTTGGCTTTTAGACTGGTTATTTCAACATTGGCCGCAGTGATGTTGGCTCTTAGGCTGTCAGTTTGTACATTAGCTGCTGCAACATTGGCATTCACTGGGCTTAGATTACCCGAGTCATTAATTTGTGTAACATTGGCCAATACATGACCGCCTGCAGTAACACCATCGTGTACCCTGACAGTATCTAAATCTGTATCAATGGTAATTTCGCCCACTAACCCAGTATAGGTAGAACTCACACTGGTATTGGCTCTTTTTAATAGTAAGTAGTTTGTTAAAGTTACATTGGCAGTCATTATATTGTTCCTACATCAATTACAGCATTTGCACTGAAGTTCAACGGATCAGATTCATAGTATGCTGGTAGCACTTCTAAATCCAATGGAACTCCATAATTTGCATCTGTATAAAGTGGACGTTCAGTATTGGTCGCCACAGTGATTAACTTTAGTGTTAATTTATAAAATCTTTGATCTAATGCAACTGTTACAGCTCGAGGAATAGTTACTGTGCCTTGACCTTTGCTGATATCAGTCATTGATACCGTAAAAGCATCAACGGCGCCTTGAATTAAAGGATCCTGTATTTGCATTTGTACTTGATATCCGGTCAAATTGACCGGTTTTTGATCTTGATTCAAAATTGAAATTTGTAAGGGATTGTCTATTCCCTGATAGATTTTAATTGGGCGACTGTACACGACTCTGTTCCTTGGTGAAAATACAGCAGGATCCCATAATTGGACCGTGACTGTATTCGGATATAAATAAGCTAGAATTTGCATTATCTTGTATTTATTGAAAAATGGACGAACCCAACTACCAGCAGTTATTAAAAAAATATCCCTTTTTGACTTACCTTGTATATGGTGGCAATGAATACATAGGCGTTATTCAAAACCTAGATGAAGTAATTACTACAATTTATGACTACGGTGCGCTTAGAACGCTAGAACAAAAACAACAATTTCTAGAGCTGGCAGAGACTTGGTGGTGGGAAAGCAACAGGCTGATACCTATCAATGTGTTCTTGAAAACAGAATGGACTCCGTTTAGAACTGTGGTTAAAACAATGAATTCAAAAGATGTGGAAATCAAGTTCGGCCCGCAAGTGAGCCTAAAAGAAATTGCCGCCAAACGTAGCAAGCGAAGAAGTATTACTCTAGTTAGAAAATTAGGTTAGCTATAACTGTAACTGATTTGCTCGCATATTAAGTTCATATTAACCGCAACCAGATGTGCATATCCAACTGAATGCGACTTCTTGAAGTAGTAGCTGTCATCTGCAGGACGCTTCCAGACTGACTCTGCAACTTCCTGCCATGTTCTACCAATCAAATGACGCTTGGCTGGACGTATCACTGCAAGAAACATAGCCAATCTAGGAATACTATCAACGGGCTCGGGCATTTTTGCTAGTGTATCGTAATGTGAACCAATGTGTATTAGTTGACTACAAAAATCTCTGGCCTGTAATAAATCCCACAAGGGCTCTTGATTCATTAACTCCTGTAAATGCTGATCATTTTTAATTTGTTGATATAACCCAACATTAAGAATATCTAATTTGATGTACCCTCGTTGTTCGGCAGCTTCATAGTCTAAACTTGCGCGACCAGTGTAAGGATCTACAGGAATATCTGTGAAGTAAACACCTGTATTGTGTTTTGTGATTTTTTCGTCGCGTACAATACTTGCGGCTATGTGTTTCAAGCAAGACAATGCTTGATCTCTATCAGCTACATCAATGTCGATATCACTGGAAAATTTCATAGTCCAGCTTCCTTTAGCACATGTCTGCACCATTCTACATCGGCCACGTAATCCTTGAACTTACGATTCCAGTAATCAGGATCAATCCAAGGAAGAACAATGGCCAAATGCTCTGTAGAAATAGACTCAAGAAACTCAATGCCACTATTGCAGTTATATACAAGCCAAGGGCTAACGCGACCAGTGGTAATATGATGACAAATCCTATTATGATTGCCGTACTTAAAATAATGGCTGTAACTAGCAAGCCCACTATCTCCATTGGAGTATTCCTCCATTTGTTTGAGGCCGCGTTCGAGTGCGTCCTGCACTGCTTCTCGTCTAACATATTCATGTAACCATTCTTCGTAAAATTTGTCTTTACACCAATGGTCTAATTTTTTGTTGTTCTTCAGTAACCAAGCTGTATAGCTGTTGCTGTTAACACAGCGAATAGCAACCAAGTGTCTGCCGAACCTAACAAAAGCATTGTAATACGGACTTGTAACAAAGTCTGTATAACTCTTAAGCTGTGCGCTACCTTGTGTGGTTTCATAAAATTGTAGATACGCTCTAAGTCCAAACTGAACTCCTGTTTCGGTTTCCTGTTGCCAACGACGTTTTTCTGTACAAAGATGTGCAGCAAGAGTACTTTCTTTGCTGTAACTTTTATTACAGTATTTACACTTATAGCTCGGCTTTGATTCTTCTGTCATCCCACCCGTGTTCCTTGGCAAGTTGTTTAAGATCTGCTGTGTCGTTGATTTTGGCAAGTAATTCTAATTCATCTTCTTTGCGCTCAGGGAATATTTGTCGCAGAAACTTTACCGCTTTATTATTCGAACCTTCACGCTTTTTTTGTTTGATCCAATCGTGCCTAAATGTACCCATGCCAGGAAAAACTGTGGTAGCCAACAACCATTGTAATTCAGGATGTCGACTCAATTCAAAGAAGTGTTTGTTAAAATTTTCGTTGCAGGCAAGTAAATAATACTGTTGTAGTTCTGTACTGCCCTGTACACTGCTGCCCCATCTAATCATTAGGTAATTGCTAAATTTCTTTCGTTCTTCATCAGTGAGATCACGATAAAAGTTTCGATCTTTAGTATCAAAGGCTCGCATTTCGTTGGCAATGTTTAATTTGTCTGTCATACTGGATGGTGTGGTACTGTGTCTTCCTGATTGCTTAACGTATATATAAGTTTAACACGATCTAAGGCATCTTGTAAAGCGGCATTTGTTTTTGCAGCACGATGAATGTTTTCCCAAAGCCTTTCTTCATGCAATTCTGAAAACATTTTTTCTGTATCATAATCCCTGCCAATCTCAAATCTTTGATATTTTGGGTCTCCTAGTTTACGTGCATAAACTATACCGTCTGCACGTTCGTATATGTAAGTAGCTCCAGGTTCTAATTGGCTCATATCACCAACATTTTGAATAATCAACTACTTCGCTTTGTCTTGAAATGTCTTTAACAAAGTAGGCACACAAAGGTTTTTCAACACCGGTTTCCAATGGCACTGCTAACAGTTGACCTGGTTTAAGTTTTGGAAAATACCATTTAACATCTTGATAAATGTCAACTATTTCTATTTTAGCAAATTCTGGTCTAAAGCTAGTTATAGGGTTAAAACAAAACACACTGAAGCCTCTATCATTAATACTGGTTAAAGGAACCACTTCTAGATCGCCTAGATCTGGTTCGCCGATCAACACATGCCAATCCACTGGCATTTTAACTGTGTGATCGCCTATACGTAATACCAAAGCCGGGCTATTAAAACTTTCTAAAAAGATAAGAGGAATATAAAAGTAGTCAGGTGTTCTAGAATCTGAATTATCTAGCACAGCAAATCGTAAATCCTCTATTTCGTCCGGAACTTCATTTAGCTCATAAGCTGTATTGTCAAGTGTTAGTATTCTCATTGTTGTAAAAGTAAAATTGCTGCTTTTTCTTGCCACCAACGAGCAATATCACGCATGTCAGTGCGATCTATCTGCACCCATTTTATGCCATTGCCTCGATCTTCAATTTGAAATATCATTGCCATTCTGCCTTTTCTACAGTGAAAGGATAATTAGCCTCTTTATAAAAAGTTTTGCGTTTTGTTAAATGTCGTTTTGCGAACTTACAGGTGGAGGTGATGTCCCAGATTTGAACAAAGTCCTTATCTTCTGCTCGACGTATGCCCCGCCCAATGCTTTGTATAACTCTAATAAAAGACTTCCCAGGCTCAATAAGAACAAGATTAAAAATACGGGGAATATTAATACCAACTGCTGCGACGCCGTAAGTAGCGATGATGATTTTGTTTGTTGCCTCTGCCACTTCGTCATAGTGCTCTTTGCGCTCCCCGGCTTTAGTCGCCCCAGAAACAAACACACTGCCTGGTAGTCGTTTGGCTAATGCCCGTCCGGCGCTGATACGATCTACCAATATAAGTGTGTTGCCCGAATCAACTATAGTACTTATCAAACGACCAATATAGTCAAGTCTTTCAGCAGTTTCTATTAGATATTTTAGTTCGCTTTGATAGTTGTTATATTCTTTGTGGTCCACTAACTGTACCACATTGACATGACACTGAGCCAAGTGTCCGGCTTCTTGTAGTTCGCTGGCGCTTAGTTGTCCTACTACAGGACCCAGCATGCAGTTGATGCTTTGTCTTGCGTAATCTTCTTTGGGTATGGTACCAGTCAAGCCCCAACGTATAGGAACCTGTGCAAACGGTCCGCTCAGTAGTGCTTTTAATGCATCGGCTTTGGCCTGATGTACCTCGTCTACTATAACTGCTACTACACCCTCCAAGAACTCGCCTATAGTGATATCAGCCTCGGCGTTATTGGTCGTCTTTAATAAATTGTTTAAGCTTTGCCAAGTACATATAGTATGTGTTCTATTGTATTCTTTTCTATCTCCAAAATACACACCGGTATCTAATTCAAGATTAACAAAATCATCTTCTGTCTGTGTCACTAAACTTTTGTTAGGCACAATAACTATTGTACGCCCATACTGGCTCACAGAATCTGCCAGTGCTGCTGTGATGATAGTTTTACCGGCACCGGTGGCTACTTCCTGCACACACTGTGGATTGGCCAAAAATCTATTGATAATTTCTGGTTGATAGTCTCGTAGTACTATAGGTTGGCCAGCCTTTGGATGATTTTGGGGCCACTGTTTGTGTTGATAAGTGTTTTCATCTACCGGAACAAATTCAAACGTGGTGCGATACTGTCTTGTATCCTCTACCTCAACATCGTAGCCTTGTTCATCAAGATAGGGCAGGATCTCTGGCAACAAGTTGATGTAAGTGGTGCCGCCAAGATTGAAGAAAGGAACCTTGCCATCCCAGCGTCCAAGTTTTACACTGGGTTGATAACGAGCGCCCGGTATTTCATATTTGTATCGTTTTACTAAGGCTGTCCTTGTGTTAAGTTCAAGGCCTTCAATTTTTACATTGACTTCGTCTTTGATTAATAATCGAGCCTGCATTAGTTTTTACGCTTCATAGTTGCAACATTATACACTTCTGTAGCAAAGTATACAACCTTTTCTGCTCGTTGTAACAAAATAGTTTTGTCACCGCCATGCATCATGCCTTGGCCACTAATCAATAACGGTATAGGTTCATCCCAAAGTGCAGTAAACTTGTTGAAGTAAACAACTTTTTTGTCAGTGATAAGATCTTTTTGTTTTAAACTTTGTGTCCGATAAATATCATCTTTATCAAAGCATTTAGCTACAAAATTGTTATACAGTCTTTCGCTCATGTCGGGTTCATAAACATAGATAGGATATCTGCCAACTGTGTCTGCGTACCGGACAAGATCTTGAAACACAGTCTCATCACTGGTGGGTGCAAACTTGGTTTCTTGAGTAGTCATAAGATTGGCCACACGTGGTCCGTACTTGGAAACAATGTCTAAAACAAGCGGCTCATCCACTGTGTAACCGTATACAGCACTACGATCAATCAAATGCTCTAAATTAGTCCAGTCGTTGACAGCTTCAATCAAGGTACGAGCGGCGTTTGTGATAGTGTAACTTTCTTTAGTGTCCGCGATCAATTTGATTTCATATTGTTGTGATTCACAGTCTTCAACTGCCCGTATGTAACGTTCGAATTCTGGTGCAAGTTCAAACTTGTGATTTTGTGCAAAGCCGTTGGCCGCTACCACATTCATTTCAGTCAAAGCCAATGCCCAGCTGCGATTTTGGCCCCCAAATTTCCAACTGCCTTGGCTGACCATGGCCAAGTCTCTCAAGTCATTTATTAGTGTAGTATCGTACGGAAACTTTAACATAATGCTGTTGTTATCGATGTACAAAAGTCTACGTCGATCAATTTGTCTTATGCCCAATCTAAACGTAGGAGTTTCAACAGGACTAACATCAACCAAATGAGCAGCCAACTGTTTGCGATATTTGAGCACAATCTTGACTGCCAACTCTGCCTGTTTGTCTGTTAAAGCTCGCCCGCTTTGTGTAGCCTGACTCATGCTGTCTAAGATTTTAACATCGTATCTGGCAAGGCTAATTATGGGCGGACGGCTATCAAACAAGCCGTACAACTTGCCAGTCACAATATCA